GAGTTAGTAATTGAGCTTCCTGAACCTATTGAAGAGTTCGTAGAGAAGAAAGTAAAGAAAGAATCTAAACCTAAAGCTAAAGCTAAAAAAGCTAAAAATGAAAAAGGGTAAGAAGATTATGTCTATTCTTATTATGCCTACATCTGAGGGGTATGATAAGGAAGAAGAAGACGATGATGATGAAGAAGAGTCTTGTGGATGCGGTAAACGTATGAAGAAAGGCAAGTGTAGCAAATGCGATAAAGAAGATTAGTTATGATCGGTAAAAAAATAGGAAGTAAAATTTCCAAGATATTAGGAGGTCCTGGGGAGCCTGAAAACGTTAAAGAATTAGAGGGCGTACAAGTTAAATCTCATAACTACAAAGGACCATTATCTAAGATGAAGGCTAAAAAAGCTATCCGCAAGGGAGAAACTGATTTTGCTGTTGCGAGAAAGAAATCTGTTCTTACAGGAAAAGAAAAATCTTTTTCTTATGTTGATCGCTTTCCTATGCCTGAAAAGAAAAGAGGTTCAAATGATGCGAGATTGGGTAAAAAGAAAGTAGGCGATAAAGTTCGTGAAACAAAAGCTTATGGCGAATACAAAAGAAATCAAGAAATCTTCAGAATGCTTGAAGATTAATATCAATTAAAAACAAATAACTATGATGAATCCAAAGAAAGGTGGCCTTAAAGATAGAATCCAGGCTGCATTAGAAAGAGGAAACGCAGGTAGACAAGCTAAACTATCTGCTAAAGCAGACGTTGCTAACGAGCAGGGTAACTTAAAGAAAGGTGCAAGACTTGAAATGCGCTCTAAAAAGGTAGCTCTTCGTAGTGAAAAACGTCAAGCAATTAAAGATGCTAAAAACATTATGAAGTTAAAGCCACTTGACAAGTCTAAAATAGATACTCCACAAATGAAAGATACTAATAAGAAGTATGTTCCAACGGATGTCAAAAAAGCTCTTGATAGCTATAAGAAAAAAATGAATTAATAATGAGTTTTGATGTCTTTCAAGACGATTTAATTTCAAAAGGCCGTATAAAAAGTTGGAAACCTAATCACGAGGAGTTTCAATATCCAAAAGAATTTGTTGATTGGATAGATTCAATAAACTCAGGTTGGCAGAATAAACTTAAATACGAGCCTTTTGACTTATATCGCAAACAAGCAGAAGTTTGGTTAAATGATCCAACTGACATTTTAGATTTCGACAATGAAGAAGATCAATTCGATTGGTTGCTTCAGGAGATTGAAAAGTGTAGGGAGAACACATTGTATTTCTGCAATAAGTACGGATACATAAAGGAAGATAAAGCTGCTGATGGATCAGGTATGATTCGTTATAAAGCTTGGGATGCGCAGGAAGTTCTTCTTTTCTTGTATGATTGCGGTTATTCTATGATGATTGGTAAGGCTCGTCAGATTGGATTTACCACTACTATGTGCCTTGCAGGTATGAAGCGAGTAAACCTAAACAAGTCTTACTTTATTAAGTTTGTTACCCACTCAAAAGAAAAGGGTATAGAGATATTCCGAGATAAAGTAAAGTGGGCGTATACTAAGGTTCCAGGTTACATAGCCCAAGAAGTAAAAAACTGGACTGACCAAATTATGAACTTCGATAAAAAAGGAGAGCGTAAAGGTCGTGATGAAGGTGGTGGATCCCGATTCCAAGTAGATAGCCCTGCTGTAGATTCAATCAATGGTGGTTCTCCATCAGCTGTATTTGTAGATGAGATTGGTCTATTTGAAATCTTTGGCGAGATGATGCGTGAGGGTAGACCTGCTTTGTTTAAGTATAATCCTGAGACAGGTAAAATGACTATGCAACAGCAGTTCATTGCTTGGGGTACAGGTGGAGAGATGGATCGTGGTGGATCCGTATTTGAGGCAGAGTTCAAAATGTGTCTTCAACAATGGAGAGATAAGAACTATGAGTATGGAGTTATTCCAATATTTATGAACGCATATGCACGTAGAGGTGTAACGGATCAACATATTCAAAAAGAAAGGAAAGCATATCTAGCATTGGAGGGTACAAAGAAAGGGGAACTTGCTAAAGTACAGTTCCATCAGCACTACCCAATAACTGTTGACGATATGTTTATACGCAAGTCTAAGACACTCGTTCCAATTATGAAGTGTAATACTAGACTTAACGAGATATATGGCAAGGATGTTCCTATTGAATATGGATATTTTGAGCCAATAATGGATTTGAGCCAACCAACACCTGACTTAATTACTGATTATAGGATTGTAGGGGCTAGATGGGTTCAGACATCAGCACGAGAAGATGTATCTACTACAGCTATGATTGTGCATCATCCTCCACAGGGAGAAATTTGGAAAAATAGATGGTATCAAGGAACCGATCCAATTAACTCGGAGACAGGACACTCACAAATGTCTTCAGCAATATGGGATTCATACACGAATACTGTTTCTTCTGTTGTATTCCATAGAGATAGAAAGTTTAAGCTTACATATCTTCAGGTGTTGCTGCAAAGCTTATACTATGATCAGCAGAATAGGGGCGGTGTAAAGGAGCTTGTAGAGAATAACATTGGAGATATGCACGTAGATTTCCAGGAGATACACGGATTTAAGAATAAATTCACATCAAATGCGCAGCTTCCTGACTACTTTCATACATATGGCGGTAAATGGTTTGGCATATCCAACAAAACGAATACAGGACCAAGGATAATAAGCAAACTTGAAGAGCTTTTAGATGGTTATGGAGATAGAATAGACGTTCCTTGGTTTTGGGAACAGCTAAAAACATTTGTTGAAAAGGATTTAAAGTCTCAAAATAGCCATAGACAGACAAGGTATCAGGCTGCCGATCCTAGATATGACTATGATGATGCCATATTTGCAATAGCGTTCTCATATATAAATGCTGTAGCACACGCTAAATACGAACCTGAAAATATAAAGAACGTAGATCAGCAAACAAATGTTACAGTAAGGTATGTTCAATGTAAGGAGACTAACTATAGAATGAAGTTAGCTAGGGTAGATAAGAAAACAGGTAAGATATTAAAGATATTAGAATAGATTGAGCTGCCTTGTGAACTTAACCAGGCCTTTATAGAATCCTATCTTCTTATTGACATAAATGTCTCCATATTTGTTTGATAGATCCACAAAATAAAGGTCTCTTTTTTCGAAGAATGTTTTTACCTCTTTCTTATTCATCTTTTTTGATGATAAACAACGATAACGCATAAGATCATCGTCTATCTTCTTATTCCTATTGTACCAATATAGATGATATTCTGATCTTGTATGTTCTGATTCAAATATTGGACTGAAATAGCTTCTTGCAACAAAGTGTTGCGTATTGTTCATTATTACTTCTTCTAACTTATTAGGTTTGTATTTTGAAGATGTGTGATTCACGCTGCAGAGTTTAAGATTATTTTAGCTTCATCCTCCATATACTGAGTACCAATTATTTTATACTTATCGTTTTGATCATTAATCCAAACAAGATAAGAATTTCCTAGCTTTAAGTTGGTGTTCTTCTCTATTATGTATTTGTATATGGATAGTTGTAGTGAATATGTATTGTATTCGCATTCTTCAAGATGAGATAACTCTTTTGTCATTCTGTTCTTGTACTTGCTATGCTTAGATATTTCTTTATTGGTTTTGTAGTCCCATATCTGAAGGCAATTTGCTTTTACATTGTAGAATAACTTATCTATCATCCCACATACAGAGTAATCTTTATCTCCAATTACAAATTCAAGCTTAACAGGTATTAAACGATCTTTAACGTCATTGTAAAAAACATCAAACATAGAGCATAATGGTTTCGCTATATCTGATGCAATATAATTCTTTGAAAGAAATCTACATTCAGCATACTTGTGAAGTTCTGAACCTTTAAATGTTGATGTCTCCTTTATTGATTCCCATTCTTCTATAACATCTTTAACATTAAGGCCATTTTTCTTTGCATACTTTTTTGCTATTATCTCTGTCTCAAATGGCTTTTTGAATTTAGATATTGCTGTAGTTACAGAAGTACATTTCTTACCATCTAAAAAATATGAATGATCTTCTTCGTTGAAAATGATATTGTTGAACTTGTTTAGTTCAATTAATAGATCAACATTAAGCATAATCCTCAATATCTGCAGTTAGCAACTCTTCAACAGCTAATGACATCATATGGTCTTCATCGTTGTAAGGCTTGAATCTGTTTGCTATGAAAAATTGATATGGACAATCTTCAGGAAGTACAATCTCAGCTAGCTTATATCCAATTGACATATGTTGCTTCGCTAACATCTTAGAATCTACTACCGTATACACTTCATTTTTCTTGATCCACAGGTTGCCAGGAATCTCTGATGGTTTAAATCTGTCATTAACACAAACTACTCTAAACGTCTCCATATTGCTCAAATTAAAAAACCCTACCTTCGGGGAGTGCAGTCCCTTCGGGTAAGGTTTTAGAAATGTAATGTCTGAAAGCAAATCCAAGTCTTCCTGCACGAAGATGAAACAAAGATATTTTTTTTGATTTAAAAAACAAAGAAACCCTAGAAAAAAATCTAGGGTTTTAATCGAATAACTCGAATCATTGATTGTGACATTTCAATGCAAATGTATTGATTTTATTGGGATTTAGTGAGCAAAGAAAAAGAAAAAAAGAAAAAAAAAGAAAAAGAAAAAGAAAAGAAGCAAAAGAAAAAGAAAAAGAAAAAAATAAGAAAAAAAGAAAAAGAAAGGATATACACGAAAAAAAATTTTCAAAAAAAAATTATATTTGCAGGGACTATGCACGGTGCGTGGTTTTTTTAACTAACCCACACGGATAGAAATATCGGTGTATAAAAAAATTTAAAATGGCTATTTCATACAAACTGCCGAAATTGAATGCTGATTCAGCATTACATTTAGACACTCCACTTGCAGCTGACACGGTATTGGCTGATGGAGTATTAACTGTTAAAGATGAAGCTGGAGCTACTGCTTTGAAAGTACGTATCTCAGACATCACTTCATTCTCTTATGCTGCAGGTTCTGCAGGTACAGCTAACGTTGTTAACGTTGTACTTACAGGTATTACTGCTGCTGCAGGAGCTTCTTATTCTTTGACTGTTGCTGCTCCATATGTACAAAACTTCTTTGGAGGTGGTCAAGAAACAGGTGCGATTTATCAAACTCGTACTTATTCTATTTCTTTTGCTGCTGCTCCTGCTGTTGCTCCAACTGTAGACCAAATTGGTGCTGCATTTGCTGCTCGTATTGCTGCTGATCCTGAAGCTTTCTTCACAGCAACGTATACAGCAGGTACGGATACATTAGCGATTACTGCTGCTTCTGCTAAAGCAGGTGCTTTGATCGTTACTGCTCCAACAGGTGCTGTTGTATCTGATGCTACTGCTTGGGTTTCTCCTGCAGGTATTTTGGATGAGGTTTCTGAGCATATCAATGCATCATTGTTAGGATCTGCATTGTATTCTCGTTTCATCATTCGTCACCGCAAGTTTATTCGTCACAATGCTGTAACAGGTAACGAAGTTGCTAAGCCATCAATTGCTCTTGTTTACATTGATTCAACTGATGCTGCTGCTATCACGCTTCTTACAAACATCCTTAATGGATCTGCTACTGCTGCTGACTACTTAGGAGCACCTCAAGTTTAATTTGAGTTTATCATTGGGTAGGGGTGCAATGCCTCTACCCTTTATTTAAAAAATATGGGAGATTTAGAAGTCGAAGTAAAGCTCTTTGGATTAGAGGGCCAAGGCGATTTAAGAGTAGAATATCCCGAGTTGGCAAGTACAGAAGAATTTGCTAACTTAAAGTCGAAAGAAGTAAGACTCTGTTGGTTGTTAGGAAATAGAACTTCTCCTATCTACAAGCTGAGCAAAAGGGAACGACTGATTAAATCACTTGAAATTGTATACGGTTCTCATTACGAGAAGAATGCCGATGCTAAAGCTATATTGGATGGTAATATGCCTGATCAAATTAAGTTGGGCATCAAGAAGATGGAATCTTACAATCCTGAGTATAGGCTAAAGGCAAAGCTTATGAGTCAGTATATGTTTGAGGTTTTAAATAATATGATTGTTCTTTCAGATACGGATTTGGCTACTATGGATATTGACGAGAAAAAGAAATATACAGATTTAGTGGTTAAGATTCATTCTGAATTGCCTGATATGGTTAAAAGACTTGAGACTTCGTATGGTGTTAAAACTGTCGAAAGAAATACGAAGAAACAGGTTATGGTTAGTATTAATGATGTATTGAAATAGATATGGCTGTAACATTTAGCACAGGGAATATGCGCCCTAATAGACTTAGCTCTATAAAGAATAAAGATTATCATAGAGACTATGCTAAATTCTGCTTATCTACTATGAGTAATTATCTCTACAGACGATACATAAACAAATCATTGATAAACTGGTCATTCTTCAAAGGACAAGATGGACAATGGATTTTTGATGAAGATGTTGAGAGTTTCTTTTTAGATGAATCAGGAGATATTCGTAACCGTTTAAAATGGACAAAGAACGTTATCAAGCCAATGGTTCAGCAATATGTTGGTAACGCTATCAGATTATCTTACAGAGCTAAAGCATCTTGCATTTCAGATTTCGTGATAAACAAAAGAGAGTCTGACATTACAAAGTTAAGAGGGCTTCAAGGATTGGCTGAAGCTTTTCCATTTTATAAGAGTGTTATACAAAACTACCATCCTGTAAGAGATACAGAGATGGAAACAATGGAGTTGTTTCATAATACTTTTGTAGAAGACTATGAGGATGATATTAACAACCTCATCAAGTATATTGCAGAAGAGATTAACATAAACGAGCTTAAAGTACAGATTACTAGGAACTTAGCTTTATGTGGTATTGGAATCTACAAAGGTTTTGAATCAGGAGATAATTATTGTGCTGAAGCCATAAATCCATTATTCTATTTTTGGGATATGTCAGCTAAGAAGCCTGACTTAACAGATTCAGAATTTATGGGGGAGTGGTACTATATGGATGCTCCTAGTATTTTCGAAAAATTCCAAAACTTAACAAGCGAAGAAAGACAGGCTATTGAGAATTACGGAAACCAAAACACAAATAATGTTCACAAAATTGTTAATGGTATTTACACTCAGTCAGCAGGTAAAGTTCCTGTTTACGAAGTTTATTGGAAAGATGTAGAGAAGAAAGAATATGGATGGGTATTAGACGAATATCAATATCCTTTCTATACAATGATAAACGATGAGGACAGCAAGTACACAGACAAGGACCTTATCGAACCTATGACTGAAGATCATAAAGAAAGTATGGGAGATAAAAAGAAACATACTATTTATGTTGATGTTCTTAGATACTGTATACTTATTCCTCAAGAAGAAATTGGCAATGGTCAAGGAGATATTATTCTTGAGTTTGGAATAGCTCCATATCAGCAAAAGAATCTTTATGATCCTGCAAATGTTAAGTTCCCGTACAAGTGTTATACTTGGGTTTACGATAGAGGAGAGATTCTAACACCTTTAGATGATGTTATTGATCCTCAGAGATTCTTGAATAGAACATTATCTGTTGTTGAATCTCATATGGCCAATATGAGGGGTACCGGTACTGTTATTTCTAAGTCTGCTGTTGACGATAGAGATGGAGAAGCTGAAATCAATAGAAACATCAATGCATCTAAGCCTATCTTTGTTGATACAGATAGAGTTGGATCTGTTCAGAACGCAATAGGAACTTATGGATCAACTATAGGTGCAGGAACTTTACAGATGTTCCAGGTTATACAAGCTGTTCAGCAATCAATTCAAGACGTTACAGGTGTAAATGAGGCTATGACAGGTACTCAAGGTGGTAACGATATGCTTGTAGGTGTTATTGAGGCTCAAATCCAACGAGGATCATTAGTTCAAGAACCATTCTATTGGGCGTTAACATCCATTCTAGAGCAGGCTTATGATCATATGTCTACAGTTGGTAAGGCTATATACTATGATAATCCTAGAAAATTAGCAATGATGGTTGGAGATAAAGGTCTTCAGAATATTGCTATAACTCAAGATATGTTGCTTCAAGATTATAGAATCTTTATTAAGAGGTCAGAATCTGAAGAGCAAGGAATTAATGCAGGTAACTCATTATTGTTTACGTTATTACAGGCTCAATTAATTGACCAGGTAATGTTTGCTAACTTATTCAATAGAGCTGACTCTGAATCTATTTCTAAAGCATTAAGAGAGTATCATAAGAAAAAAATACAAGCTTCTTATATGTCTGAGAAAGCTATGTCTGATGCTCAAGTTCAAAATGTTAAGGATAAGAATAAAGAGATTGAAGCAATGGCTGCTATGGATGCTCAACAACAGGAGCAACAAATGGCTATGATGCAGGCTCAACAAGATCAGGAAATGCAACAAACTGAATTTAAAGAGATAGCAAAATTAGAAAGAGAGCGTATGAAAAATCAGTTTAAACAATAATTATTACTTTTGATAAAAAATAAATGGTATGAGTGAAGATATTTTTGAAAAACAAGTTCAAAGTGCTTCAGAAGATTTGTCTGATAATCAGCTTTATGGTGGAGCTGATTTGAGCCCTGAGATGGAGGAGCAATTAAGACAGATTGAGGCATTGGCACAAATGGATCCTTCTTTTGCTGAGTCAAAAGAATATAAAGACTTGAAAGCTTCATTGAATAGTAGCGTTCAAGCAGGTGTAGAAGAGGATGAAGACGAAGACGAGGAAGAAGACGAGGAAGAGGAAGAAGATGATGATATTTTCGGAATCACTAAGCCTTCTAAAAAAGAAAAAGCTATAAGCTTGGACTTTGAGCCTCAGAAAGAAATGGTCAAGTTCATCAATGAGCATTATGGAATTAAAGATGCTGAAAAATTCTTCTCATCTGTTGACACTTGGAGAACACAAGCTCAAGAAGGATCAGAAATAAAGAAAGAGTATGATGCTCTATCTAATGATCTTCAGGCTATGCCTCCTGAGATTAAAATGGCAGTTCAAATGTGGGCAAATGGAGAAGATTTTATGTCTGCCTTTGAAATGTCACAAAGACTGGACTTTTCAGATGTTTGGGAAAACCAATCGCCTGAAAGCCTTGTTCAGCAATACTTCCCTTCTGAGTATGACGAGTTGGTTGGATTATTTGAAAATGAAAAGATCGACGAGGAGGAATTGGAAGATAAGTTAATCTTGTTGGCGAAGACTACAAAGAAGTTTTTTACTGAAGACAAAAAAGCGTTAGAAAAGGACCGTGAGGATTTCATAAATCGTCAGAAGAATGAGTTTCAGAATCTGAAGAAGAGTGCTATCCTTTCCGTAGAAAATCTAAGTAAGGCTTACCCTAACTTCAGCAAGTCCGAAATCAATAAGATTAGGAGTATCTTGGTTGAGGGGAAAGTTGAGAATCTCTTTGTAAATTCTGATGGATCGTATAATGATGATGCTGCAGAACTTGTTGCATATGCTATGTACGGAAAGAAGATGTTGGAGTCTGTAAAGAAAATTGCTGAGAGGGCAGGAGAAAGTAAGGCTAATTTAAAAGTAGTTGAATCAAGTCCTAAAGCCTTGAGAAAGCAGAAATCATCAGGAATGAATAATCCTGCTGCGATCGAAGGGATTAACCACTTGAGTGGACTATTTAAGAACGATCCTTACGCTTAATTAATTTGTAAACCTTTAATTTTTAAAAAATGGCTTTATACAACGACACTTCAGCCAAGTTTAACAACACTAATTTGAATAGTGTTGGTTCTGAGTACGCTTCATTGTACGGACACGATTTATCATTGTTAGTACAGAAGTTAACCAACAAAGCAATCTTTGATTCTGCTCCACAGCAGTTTATGGATTTGAAATTGCTTAATATGGTTCCTGCTGAGCAGGTAAACTCTGATGAGTTCTTCTTTCAAGAGATGGGTTATCAGCGTGAACCACTTGTAGCTACTGCTTCTGCTTCTGCTGTTGCATTCCCTACAACTCAGGTTATCTCTGTAACATCTGTAGATAACATCGCAACAAACACAATCATTTCTTATCCTAACGGACAGAAAGGTGTTGTAGTATCTGTTGATACATCTTTGTTGCAAATCACAGTTTCTCCTTACAACGGAGATACACTTCCTGCTGTTATTGCTGATGATGTTCTTGCTAACGTATCATCTGTTGATCACGATGGTTCTGATGGTTTCTCTCAGTATTTCCGTGCTTCAACAATTGAGCGTAACAACTACGTACAGTTGTTTAACAAAGCTATCCGTTACTCTGAAGTAGAGCTTCACAAGTTGAAGAATATGGGAACTACTTCTAACTTCTTGGAAATGGAGCGTAACGCAATGTTCCACCAACACCGTGTAGATCTTTCTAACGCGTTTTGGGTAGGTCAAAAAGGAGAAATCCCTACAGCTAACGGAACTCCTGCTAAAACTACAGGTGGAGTATTCTCTTCAATGGTAGATGCAGGTGCACCAAACGCTTTGGCTACTGCTTCAACTCTTGTTGATGCATTCGAAGATATGGTACTTTCTTCTGAGTATGGAGATTATGGTCAAGCTCGTATGGCGTTTATGACTCCACGTTTACATCGTGCTCTTTCTTTGGCTTACAAAGAAGAATTGACTCGTTACCAACCTAATGATGAAATCGCTCTTCTTAACTTGAAAGAAGTTAACCTTGGTTCTTCTCGTATTGTACTTGTACCTTACAAGAGATTTGAGGATAGCGCATCATTCCCTGGTTCTTTCGCTAACAGAATTTGTTTACTTGATATGAAAAATATCAAACGAGTTCAATTGTGGGGAGAACGTTCAGGAGATACATTGAAGTTAGAGGATGGAGTTCCAAAACGTTACGGAGATGTATGGGTAGATTGTAATATGGGTGTTAAATTCCACAATCCACTTGCTTGTGCTTGGTTAGACGTTCAAATCTAATAAGAATATAAACCGAAATTGGGAGGGCGAAATCCCTCCCTTTTTTTAAAACAAATAAAAATGGCAATTAAAAAGAAAACAACAACAGAAGACTTGAATGCTGAATTAACTCAGGAGACAAGCAATGTATTCGATGATGTAACGAACAATGTAACTGAAGATGTTACTGAGGATGTTACTACTTATGAAAAAAAAAATGTAAAGGAGAAAGAGGAAGCTATCCCATTGTCCTTAGTGCAAAGGATGATGAAGGAGGTAGAAGATCGCCTTACAAACCAATTTACTTCTCAAATTTCAAAATTAAAAAGCGCAGCAAAAAGATCAACTCTTGACGAGGATCTTGATTATGTTGCTGAATTAGAGGATGATTGGTTAGATCAACCTGTAGTATTTTTTGCATTCTCTTTTAACTTCTCTATTCACGGAGATAAGAAAAAAGGAGTTGAGGACACTCCTCCTTATGGAGCTGTAAGATTTGCTCCACTTATTAGAACTAAAAGAAAAGGTCAGAAAGGCGTTCAAGTTATTTCTGTTTCTTCTGTAAAAGTTCAATCTAAACAATTAGTTGATTATTTACGTGGGCATAGCCAATTCGGTATTGCTTTTTACGAAAATATGGGATCAGCAATTAATGTTGATTCTACTTGGGCTCAAAAAATGATTGAGGCTCAACAATCTATTTCAAGATTGTCTGATATGCAAGTAATTGCTAGAGCTAAACAAGAAAACATTTCTATTACTCAAAGCCCTGAAGGTATGAGAAAACAATTAATTGAACTTCAAGCTAAGCGATCTATTGCTCAGCAAGAAAGAATGCTTTATGGTTCAATTAAAAACTCTACTGTAGACAAGAGCAGTAATAGAGCTATTATTGAAAAAACTATTGGATAATTATGATTTTGGTTCAGGATTTACGTGATCAATTAGCATTCGCTTTAGATGCGGAAGGTTCAGATCATTATAGAGATAATGAAGACTATATACCTGCAATAAACGCAGCTATGAATTGGTTGACAACAGTCGTATCTTCTGCATATGGCCAAAATAAAATTGGGGAAGAATTTTTCAGGGAGTTAACTCTATCCGGTATTTTCTTGACAAACGATAAATCTAGAGTATCCCTGAATGTTTTCCCGACTAACGTATGGACAATATTAGCTGTTTATGTTGATCCTGAAACAGAACAAATACAAGGTATCCCTACTCCTATTACTAATGACGTTAAGAGAAGTTATCATCTTCCTAACTTATTACACGTATCATCTGAACTTGACTGTAAAAGGTTGAGCATTGAAGAATGGGCAAGAAATTCTAGAAACCCATTTGAACACGGATATGATGGAGACCAAATATGTGATAATTTAAAATTATACGCATACTTAAATCCTATAACATACAACAACTCAGGTATTTCACAGACTAAACAAGAATTAGAAGTTAGACCTTCAATTAAGAATAAAGAAGTAACTATATTTTGGGTTAAGAAACCTGACCAGGTATCAGCACTTACAGATGTTATAAACTTCCCTGATAGCTTACTTAACTTGCTCTTTAACAAGGCTTTAAACTATATTTCTTACAAACAAGGAGATAGTACAAACATCAATGGAGTGAGTGCTTCTGATATTCAGCAACTACTAACAGTATTGTGATATGACTTATAGATACGTAGTATACGACTTACAGAAAAGTTTTAAGGCATCTTTCGATGATGCTGATTTTACATTCAACCAAATACTTTATTGGGTTCAAGCATTTGCAAATAAGATGCGTGTTCAACAGAATCAGATTACAAATTCTGATTTGTTTACATCTACGTTTTCTTCATTGCCTGTGCATACTGATATTAAAGGAAGACAATTTATAGATCTTCCTACTCAAATTATGGATTTACCTAATAACGGAGGTATTGTCTATTTGACTTATAATGTAGACACTTGTAAGTGTTCAGGACCAACATTTGCACAAGTTTGGTTTCAACCAACTGCAATTGGAAAAATACAAAACTTATATCTAGACGAATACACTAAGCCTAGTACAAAGAATCCATACTTCTATAGAGTTGGAGACAAAGTAGATGGTGTAAGTGTTAATAGAGTTTATCTTCTTGGTACTGAATGTATTAAGGTTGAAGATGTAGAAATTGCTATCAAGTCAAGTTTGAATCCATCTTTGGTTTGTGATATAGATGATAATATACCATTACCTGATGAGATGATTCCTGATTTAATGATGCAAGTATTACAATTAGGTAGATTTGTTATGATGATGCCTAGTGAAAACTTGAATGATGGTCAAGATGAAGCTGAAGTAGATTATAAATCAATGTATTACGCAAATAGAGCATCTTCATTACCTGATGTTGGAGATACTGCTGCTGCTGATTAAATAATAAATTATGAAGTCTAACGATTTTGTTTCTATAGATCACTTATTAGGAGAGGTTTCTATAACTGTGAATGATGCTGAATTTAGAAATGGATTTAGCAAAGGTTGGTATATATCTAGAATACAAGATGCTCTTCAAGAGTTATCATTTGATACATTTTGGCTTAAAATAACTCACGATTTTAAAATACCTTCAAATTGCAGGATTCCAATGCCTGAGAACGTATTTAATGTTAGAGAGATATATTTATACTCAGGAGAGTTTTGTAATCCTGGTCCTACTCAAAATGTTTATTGGAAGAGATTATTTGACAATAGCCATTCAGGAACAGGTTATACTTCAAAAGTAAAAGACGATGGTAGTAATAATGCCGATTTGTACCAACCTAATCAGCGTATACTACAACATAATATGCAAGGATTTTATGGTCCTAAATTTTATTACAATGTAAGTGACGATCTTCCAAAGACTATAATGCTGAGTAGAGATTGTTTATCATTTCCATATATTAGAATTAGATTCAATGGTATGGGAGTTCCAAATGGAGAATTACCTATTGTTCCTAGATTCTTTGAGAGAGCTGTTGTAGACTACGTTAAATTAAAGTTCTATGATGCAATGAAATCTAGGGATCCTAGAATTTATAGACCATTATGGGCAGATGCTAAAGATGATTTAGAGAATTTGACTACAGGATCTTGGAATAAAGCTAAGAAAAGAATTAAAGCTATGGATACCGCAGAAAAGGAATCTATGGAAGAGTATATCAGTTCAATGTATCATAAGTAATGTCTAGTGCTAAGAAATCGAATCCTGGACTATGGAAAAGAATAGTCTCTTCTGTTAAGGCAGGAACTAA